ATATACCCTCTTTTTTATTGGAGAAATTATGGCAGTTCGTAAATTAAGAAAATCATCTGATGGCACAAAGTCTTGGGAAACTATGAGTTCTTCCGTAAAACGTCGTCCAACACAAGAATGGTGTGCGTTTTATACACCACAAGGTCGTATGGTATCTAAACCTGCTGGACGACGTCCACGCAATATACACCCAGAAGATTGGTGTGCTGAAAAAACACCATTTCGTGGTCAGGTAAAAAGGAGTTATTAATGAATGCAATTAAGTTAGAAAATAAAGAATATGTTTTTCCAGAAGAGGCTAAAAATGTCTTTACAAACAGTGAGATATTAAAAGCAATTCACCGAAGTCAACATACTCAAAGAAACTATGATTTATCTAAAACTATTCCAAGAGAAGATTTAAAAACTATTATTACTTCAGCAGCTCAATGTCCGAGCAAACAAAACGTAGCTTTTTACGATTTACACGTTATTGAGAACAAAGATGTTATTAAGACTATATTTGAATGTACTTCAAGTCGTACTACTGATGGTGAGTATAAAGGATTATCAAACTCTCAAGTTTTATCTAATGTATTACTTGTTTTCTCAATTAAAGATACAATATTCTCCGATAAACATAGAGAAGTTTTACGTGCTGGCTTTGATTCAGAAGCAAATAAAACAGTAATGTTAGATGCTCAAACAGCAATAGGTATTGCAGCTGGTTATGTAAACTTAACAGCATCTTTATTAGGTTATGAAACGGGTTGTTGCTCTTGTATAATGGACACTGATAAGGTAAAACAATTGCTTAATATAAGTGGTCAACCTTCTTTATTGATGGGGGTAGGTTTTAAAAATGAAGGAGTAAATAGAAGAGTTCATGCTCTTTATGGTACTGATAGTTTTGATGAAAACTGGGGAAAAACTGCTCAGACTATTAAAAAACAACCTATTAACTTATACTACGTAAAGTAGATGAATTCAATTTCGGTTAACTCAGAACCTGTAAAAGAATTATATCTTATAATTAAAAAGCATGAAAATTTAACAGCAAGCACTCATTGTAAAACGTACTCAGCTTTAGCTTCTACTTTGTTTTTATCAGAAAGAGATAAAACTTTTATAATAGATGGAGCTTCTCATAGTGTTTTTTATGACGGTAAAGATACTTGGGACTTCAAAGCGGGATTCGTACTTAGAAATTATATGTTTCCTGATAAAAAAATACCAAAATATGAGGATATACCTTTATTTGTAGATGGTCGAAAAAATATCTCATTTGACACATATTTTGAAGATTACTACATTTCAAGTATAGGAAAACCTTTTAATGTTAATGTAGTAAAAGGATTTTATTATGGCACCGAAAAAAACTAAATCAACAACTGTAAACTCTGCAAAAGTTTATACTAAACCTACACTTCGTCGTCGCATATTTAACAAGATTATGCGTGAAGGAAAAGGCGGAGCACCAGGACAGTGGTCAGCGCGTAAGGCACAGATGTTAGCTCGTGAATATAAGGCTAAAGGTGGTGGGTATAAAAAATAAAAAATTACCACATAGAATAGGAATCACATTAAAACCTGTAAATCGTAGTACAGATAAGACTATATTAGTGTTTGGAGATAGCTTTGGTGAGCTAGGTGGTTTGAAAGACTCTGGTAAACACCTAAAACGAGATAATACTATTTTTTCTTGGATGAATATAGTTTGTCAGTTATTAGAGATTAATGTAAAAAGTTTTGGAGTTTCAGCAGGTGGTGAAGAGTTAACTTATAATCTATTTTGTAAAACATTAAATATAACTCGTGAGTATACCGTTATTTGTCATAGTAGATTTGAAGATCAGTCTTTGTTAACTTTTAAAGATATGAAAATTTGGGATTCTCTTTGTAATAAAAACACTATTCATTACTATTGGACCACAGAAGAACAGAATGCTTATAAATTTAAAAATGGAAAAAGCTTTTATAATAATAATGTTTTTTTAGATCCTTTAACTTCTTGTGATGATTATAAATTTAGTGGGACCTGTGCTAATCATATGAATTTAAATGGTAACATATTATTTGCAAAAGAAATAATTAAGTTAATGAAAGAAGATAACAGTGGCACTTAAACCAACACAACGATCACTTAAAAGGTGGACTGAACAAAAATGGCAGTATTCGTCCGAGAAGGAAGCAGATAAGCCTCGTAAGAAACGCGGTCGCTACCTTCCCGAAGCTGCTTGGTCGGCGTTATCGCCTGCCGAAAAAGCAGCGACAAATCGTGCGAAGAGAAAAGGCTCTAAAGCTGGAAAACAGTTTGTTAAGCAACCAAAGAAAGTTGCAGCTAAAACTCGTTCGTATAGGAAAGGAGTCGGTGGATGAACTGGATGAAGTCGAGATTAAAAGAACGCACTTCCTGGGACGGTATCGCTCTAGTAGCAATGGGTGTAATAGCCCTTGCTTTTAAACCACTCATCGGTATTGCAGCTTGGGCTGCTATCGTGTGGGGCGCATACACAATCTGGAAGTCACAGTAATGGCTAAACAACGCAAGAAACCTAAGATTAACATCTCAGAATTATTGCGTAAGCACAGGGCGGGTAAATCGATTGGATCTACTAATCGTGCTCGCCTTGTTGCACGTGGGCTCGTAGCAAGAAAATCAGGACCCTACAAAGGTAAAAAGAAAGACTTAGGAAAGCGAGGAAAATCATGAGTAAAAAATCACCAATGATGAATGGCGGTAAAGCAAAAATGCAACGTAAGCAAGACGGCCTTACCCCTGCTCAAAAGAAACTACCACCAGCACTTCAAGCTGCAATTTTGAAGAAAATGAAATCAAAGTGAGCTGGTTAAACTACATATTAAACGCACATAAATCAGGAGAAGGATTTTGGGGTTGCAACGGACAAGACCCTGAAATCTTTCGACATATTATTGAAGGTGTATATGAAACCTATGAGATTGATCATATTCTTGAAATAGGTTTTAATATTGGTTGTTCTGCTTCGATGTGGTTAGAATGGCATCCGCAACAAACTGTCAAACTTACAGCTGTTGATATTTGTAAACATAGCTCTACTGTTCCAGCCTCTAAAACAGTTAAAGAACGTTATGGTGATAGATTTAATTTTATTGCCTCAGATAGTAAAGAAGCAAAACCACTATTAGAAGGCAAATCTTTTGATATGGCTTTTATTGATGGAGATCACTCTTATGAAGGAGTTGTTGCTGATACTCGAATGGCAATAGAACTTGGAGCCACTGTATTACTATACGATGATTGGCATGAGAAGGATACAAAAGCAACTGGTTCAAATGGAGTTAAAGGCGCTACTATAGATTTAGAAAAAGAAGGAATAATTCAACTTGAAAAAGTATACCACATTGAAGGAGTACCTTCTCAAGTTGGAGTATTTAAACCTATGTAAATAAAGGAGTTCCCCTCATGAACTTAGATTATCAAAAAGCCGCTCATATGGCAGGCTTTGCTCATCTTGTTTATCAAGACAAAGATGTAGTTAGTAAACAACTACAAGACTTAGGTTTTACTACCTGGGCTTGGTTTGACAAAGAAGGCACTCAAGCCTTTGCTTGTCGAAAACACAAAGCAAATGAAATTTTCATCGTATTTAGAGGAACCGAGCCTGATCAAATGAAAGATCTTATGGCTGATGCCAAAGCTTGGAGAAAAAAGGCACGAGAAAAAGGTTTAGTCCATTTTGGGTTTGCACAAGCTTTAGATCACGTGTATGATAATATTGTTCAGTGGATAGCTGAACAAAATCTTGACGATGGATACAAAATTACTTGTACGGGGCATTCATTAGGAGCTGCATTAGCTACCATTATGGCAAGTCGGTTAGACGCCCATGAACTCTATACATTTGGTTCCCCCCGTGTTGGTAATCGTGCTTTCGTCAAAGAAATGGTAAATGATAATATTAATCATTGGCGTTTTGTAAACAACAATGATATTGTCACAAAAGTACCATTTCCTTTTATATATCGTCATCACGGTCAATTAGTTTATATTAACCATCATGGCAACATTAGGAAAATGACTCCATGGCAAAGATTTAAAGATCGTTGGAGAGGTCGTGCTCGTGCTCTTGCAAAAGGACAACTTTTTGACGGAATCTTTGATCACTCTATGGACTTATATTATAAAAAATTACAACATGTCTATTCAGAGAGCCAGAAGTAGCTGCCCGCTATGTTCCTATGAAGAAGAAATTTGGTTTCTGCGAGGTAAAGTAGAACCTATTGACCTGGTTGAGTGTTCACAGTGTTCTTATCACTATGAACCTCACCAGTTTGTCTCATCTTTTTTAGACCTCTATCAAAATTCAACAATCACTTCCAACTACGTATCAATGACTTCTACTCTATAATTGCTTAACGCTATTTATTTTGATATATTGTGTATATCAAAACTAATGGAGATGCAAATGGCAAAAAAAGGTGGTAAGTCTAAAGGCTTTGTTTCGCAGGGCCAACGCCCTAACTATTCCCGTAATCTTGTAAACGCTTGTCGTCGTGACTACATAGGTTCTAATGAAGAGCTTTTGAATAAAACGGCTGCTTGGCGTGCAGGCAAGCGTGTAATGCTTACAATTGATAACCCAGATAAAAAGAATACTAAAGAACGCAAGATTCGTGTTCCAGCTATTGATGTTTGGGGCTTTCCGCGTTCTATGCAACTTCGGATGCGTTAATGCCAGAAGGTCCAGAATGCACTCGTACAGCTCGTCAAGTAGATCGTGCTGTACGAGGTAAGTCTTTAGTAAACTTAAACTTTATTTCTGGTAGGTATACTAAAAATTTACCTGCTGGCTTTGCTAATTTTTACATCGCACTAGAAGATAACCATCTTCCAGTAAAAGGCGTGTACAACAAAGGCAAGTTCATTTGGTGGGAGTTTGGCGATCTATTTCCTATCTGTTATATGTATACCACTCTTGGTATGAGTGGTAATTTTAAACTTCAACCTTCAAAGCATACTCGCATTGCGTTTTACTTTGATGACGACACGGCGGTATACTACAATGATCAACGTAATTTTGGCACTATTAAGTTTGTATTTGATGATAAGGATCATCACAAAAAACTGGATTCTATTGGTCCTGATATGCTTAATAATCCTTGTACTCTATCCGAATTTTTACGCATTGCTCGTCTCAAACCCAGATGGACAATGGTTAAGTGGCTTATGGATCAGTCTCAAATATCTGGAGTCGGAAATATCTACAAATCTGAATCTCTTTTTCTCGCTGGGATAAGACCTGATAAACTTATAGAGGAATGTACAGATGAAGAACTTGAAAAACTTTATCACGCAGTGTGTCAAATACTTTCGGCATCATACTCCACTGGGGGTGCAACTATTCGTAACTATTCTGATCTTTATAATAATCATGGACAGTATACTCGCTTTGCTTCTAACCCTAACGAGATAGTTGCTGCACGTGGTGGTCATGTAATGGTCTACAATCAAACACAAGATAT